GACTATGACGACATCAAGAAGCAGCTCGGCGAGGCAAACACGACCATTGAAGGCTTCAAGGCGCTTGACGTTGACGGCATTAAGAAAGCCGCCGACGACTGGAAGAAAAAGGCCGAGGATGCCGAAAAAGACCGAGACGCAAAGATCGCCGATATGCAGTTTGACGGCCTGTTGACCGGCGCTGTATCTGCGGCAAAGGGCAAGAACGCCAAGGCCATCCGTGCCCTGCTGGACGTGGATGTACTCAAGGGCAGCAAGAACCAGTCCGAGGACATCAAGACCGCACTGGAAGCCCTGAAAAAGGACAGCGGCTATCTGTTTGAAACCACCGAAACGCCGCCCCCGTATGCGGCTGGAACGGGTAAAACGCCCCCCGCAAAACAGTACACAGCTGACGAAATCGGGAAAATGTCCATGTCTGAATACCGGGCTTACCGGGAGCAGGCTGGCGGATTCCCCAAGAATTGAAAGGATTGATTGAATTATGCCGAATACTTTTCTTACCCCTGATATTATCGCCCGCGAGGCGCTGATCGTTCTGGAAAACAACATGGTCATGGCAAACCTTGTTCACCGTGATTACTCCAATGAGTTTGCGCAGGTGGGCGACACCATCACGGTCCGCAAGCCCGCCAAGTTTAACGCGAAGAACTTCACCGGCTCCATTATCCGGCAGGACGCGTCCGAGGGCAGCGTTGCGGTCAAGATCGACCGGCACCGTGATGTCTCTTTTGACGTGACCAGCAAGGAAATGACCCTCGAGATCAAGGACTTCTCCGAGCAGCTGCTTTCCCCCGCCATGCGGGCCATTGCCCAGGCTGTGGATGAAGACCTGCTGAATGAAGCCGCCAACATTACCGCGTCCGTTACCGGCACCGCGGATCCTACCAATCTGGCGGACATTGCCAATATGTCCAAGGCCCTTGACATTGCCAAGGTTCCCCTGGATATGCGCCGGTTGGTGCTGAACCCCACGCACAAGTACCGCTATGCTCTGACTGACAATCTGTCCAAGGTTGCCTATGCGGGAACCGGCGAGACTTTGCGCAACGCCGAACTGGGCCGCATTTACACCCTGGACACTTACATGGATCAGAACTGCCCTGACACCCTGGCCGCGACAGCTGGTACGGCTACTGCCTATAAGGTGAGCGGCACTAAGGGCGAAACCAAGGTTGCTCTGTCCAGCGTATCCGCCGCTACCGCCACCGTGAAGAAGGGCGACGCCTTTATTTTGGACGGCTATCGTTATCACTTCACCGCCGACGCCACCGCAACCTCTAGCGCTATCTCCGAGGTTGGAATTGACGCCGAACTTGTGGCTGATTACACCAACGCCGGCATCTACCTGGTCAACAAGCCGCACTCCTTGGCGTTCCACCGCAACGCTATTGCCCTCGTCACTCGCCCCCTCGCCATTCCCATGGGCGCAGCCAATGCGGCCATTATGAGCGACAACGGGCTTGGCGTTCGTGTGGTCTACGGCTACGATCAGGACACCAAGAAAGATACCGTTTCCCTCGACCTCATTTACGGTATCAAGACGCTGGACGCCGACATGGCGTGCAAGCTGGTAGGCTAAGTGAAAGGAGCCGCTTATGGCTGATTACGCATTTTATACCGGCACCTATCTGGGTGGCTCCATCCCGGCAGCTGACTTTCCCCGTCTGGCGAAGCGGGCGGAGGAGCAGCTCGCCCGGTACAAGCGGCTCTACACGGTGGTGGGTGAGGCCGAAGCGGATGATATGGCCATCTGCGCCATGGCAGATGCGATGTACTACTTCGAGACCGCCCAGAACGCACCTCAGAGCGCCAGCATTGGAAGCGTGTCCAGCAGCCGCGGAACGGTAGATATCAGCCCAAAAGCACAGGCGGCGGAGCTGTACCGCTGTGCGGCGCTGTATCTGGACATTTACAGGGGGTGCGGTTGATGTTCTGCGTACAAAACCGCCATCCGGTGGACTACTCCATGTGCAACCAGACTGTGACCGTCTACCACTGGGACGGCAAGACCGCCTATACCCGCACCGTTTACCGAAATGCTTTCCTTGACTTCAAGAAAACGCAGAACGTGGACAAGACCGGCAGCAAGGAGGCGAACTCTTTTCTGCTGGTCATTCCATGCGCTGTACAGGGCGTTTTCGTGGGGGATAAGGTATTGCTCGGAGAAGGGGCGGAATGCGCCACACGGGAAGCGTGGGCGGCTCTGGTGCCGTCCACAACCCCCGGGCTGGTCGTGGCCAAGTACGTTGATCCGAAATACTGGCGCGGCGCCATGTGTCACATGGAGGCGGGCGGATGAGGGTTGAAGTAAAGCTAAATCCGGTGCAGAAGATCATCGCGGCGCACGGTCTGGGCAAAAACGGCGATGTGCAGCGGTACTGGACGGAAATGGTTAACCGGCGCATGACTCGGTATATGCCGTTTCGCACCGGCGCCCTGGCAACAAAGCTGAAATATGTCGCATCGCCCACGGAGATCGTGGTGCTGGCGCCATATGCCAAGTACCAGTATTACGGCGTGGCCATGGTGAACGCAAAGACCGGAAAAGGCCCCATGAATATCCCAGGCGTCGGCCTGCGGTATAAGAAGGGTACCATCCTGAAGCCCACCTCCCGCCCGCTGAACTACGACAGAAGCAAGAACCCTTTGGCCGGTCCTTACTGGGATAGAGCAATGATCGCCGCCGAGGGAAGCGCCATGACCGCTGAAATGCAACGCTACATCAACACAAGGGGGAATGCCAAATGACCGCACTGGGAAAAATTCGGCAGTGGATCGCCACATACCCCGGGTATGCCGAGCTGAAAGACTTCTGGGCCGACTACACGGAGGCGGCGCCGTCCAACGGTGGCGTGTTCCCCGGCGGACTGTCGGAGATCAACCGCACGACCGACATCATCGGGAGAGTGCGTGTCACGAATCAGTACAATTTCTCTTTGTACTTTATCTTTGCAAAAGCGCCCGGGGACGACGCCGGGGCTGCCCAGAACGCCGAATGGCTGATGAACTTGCAGGAGTGGGTACAGGAACAGTCCGCCACCGGGCAAGCCCCTGTGTTCGGTGATATCCCCGAGGAAGAAAAGATAATGGCGCAAAACGGAACCCTCTATGGCACGGACGAAGAGGGAACGGCCATGTATTCGGTGCAGCTGTCCGTGCAATTTAAAAAGAAATATGAAAGGAGCAACTAATGCCTGATTTGACTTTTAACACGACCGCCGGAAAGAACATCGACAGAGACCTTCTGGCGCTGTATCTGAACACCGGTACCAGTGAGGCCCCTGTATGGAGCATTCTCGGAAAAGGTGTAGAGGACAGCTCTATCGAAATGGACTGGGGTACGGAGACTAAAACGGATATTCTCGGCAGGGTCAATACGACGCAGAAAAAGCCCGTAAAAACGCAGTCCTTCGATCCGTGCGAGTTGGACTCCGGAGATGCCGCACTGGTAAAGCTGTGGAATCTCGCGGTCAAGGACGAGGATGCGGCAGGGTTGTGTGCGCTGGATATGCTGGTGGTACACCTCTACGTTGACTCCGGGACTTCCGGGTCTAAATTCGCGGTGCGCCAGTCCGCATGTGCGATCAGTCCGAAGAGCCTCGGTGGCGCAGGCGGCGGATTCCTCGGAATGCCAATCGATGTGACCTATGGCGGTACTCGCACGATTGGTTCCGCAGCAGTAAGCGATGCCGGAGTGGTAACATTCACGGCTGACGACGCAGCGTAACAAACAGGGGACGGGTGAAATATCCCGTCCCCTATCTTTTAGGAGGTATGTATGGAGACTTTTAATTTCGAAAGCGGTGTCAAAGAGTTTGAAGTAAACGGATCAACCGTTTTGAAGTTCAATCCAACGGACAGCGAGTTCATTTCTCGCCTGTTTGACGCTTTCGATACGCTGGACAAAAAGCAGGATTCCTACAAGTCAGAAGTAGAGCGAACCGCGAACAAACGTGAGATTTTTGACACCGCAAAGAAGATGGACGCAGAAATGCGGGAAATCATCGACGGGGCGTT